CTCCAGGGTCTTTGGTTTACAATTTTAGGCTTGTGAAACCTTACGATTCTTCGTAAACGAGTCTATGATTTCAATAGTCTTCTCTTAAGAAGAGCTATCTCAATCTTTTCTACATCATTGGGACTTAACGATGAGGTTAACGATTCCATCTCTTCAGTTGACATATCCTCAGCTCTGTGAACTAGATCAGTCAAACTAGGTAACAGCGAAAGATACTGAAACATTTACACCCCACGTAGTAAAGCGGTAGGTTTGTAACGATCGTCACCAATTCTTCTTGAGAACCATCCGGATTTTTCAAGATAGTCGTGAGTAGATTTATAGTCATCGAAAGTGATAATACCGGCCGAAATTAACATAATACCCGTCGCATGGAAACGAACCTGAGCAATGTAAGATTCATCACGTGAAAAGCGTCTTAAAGCCTTTTCAACCTTCTCATCCTTTCCGACCATACCGGCAAGGAGTCTATTGTGATAAGCACGTCCCATGTTATTACCAGGGCGAGTTAACATTACACGTTCGAATAAACGCGCAACTTGAATAGATAGATGATCATCTATGAACGTCTTCTCATTAGCTGTCGGTTTTCCATTTACTTCAGCCATGATCTTAGAAATCATTGTGTTAGATTTCAAGAATACGCTTACCAAACTAGTAACAGTATGCTGAACCACACTGTAAAGAGTCTCGTTTGATCTGAGACCAAGCAAGTTTGTAGTGTTCGTGTTTGAGGACACAACTTCTTTGCCCAACTTAATTCGAGTATTAATATCACGAGCAAACTTACGAACCCAATCCACTTTCAAAGGAGTATTACCATCTTTAGTACGTGTCATGACATCAGTTAAGATCTTATCATTAGGACCAACAACTAAGTCATACAATAGATGTTCTTTCTTAACAGCCTCATTTGTAAGTTTTAGGGGTGTAGTTGCCTCATGATCAGGAGTACAAAGTAGATAAATAGCAGGTGAAGTAGTAAAGGATTCATTAAATAGCACAGTTGAATCAAGTTTTACGCGTTCATTCGCAGTATCCACACCATAGGCTATCCCAAACGAATTGTCGTTGTCGCTCTTACGTGTCAGATAAACGGTACCCGCCTTCGCTAAGGCGTAATGTTTAATGTCTTCATCAGATGCCCCGAATTGAACTAGATAATTGTCAGTAGCCGACTCTCCATCTACGAAACGATCCATTGCGTTCATGAAAGTATCGCGGGCTTCACCTATGATATCTGTCCCCAAGAATGGGCTTGTTACATCTGAAACATGCTTTGCGTACATTTCTAACTGTTCAAATGAGTAGGTAGGAATGGCTGTGGAGTCTTTATCTATAAAGATACCCACTTGTGGTTGAGATTCTACTTGGTAGTGTCCGCTAACACAAACACCCCAAGTGAAGTTGTGGTCACCTACAAGTCTTTTGTGACTAATATGTGAAGTAGCAGCTACAAGACTTGTCTCTTTCCAACGTTTAGACTGAACGAGGGCAAGATATATCTCATCTACGTGCTTCGAGATTTCATCTTCAGGAACAGCCCAAATGTTACTGTCGTCCATTGATAGTGCCATTTCTACGATCGTTGCGTTAGTAGTTAGCTTTCTAAGATTTGAATGAGTCAGTAATGATTCACGTGGGAGACGATTATCGGGTGACAGATATTCATGTAAGAAACTCTTTCTAACTGCTAATAAAGTGGCATTGAATTTGACTTCCACACTTTCGATGGCTATCATCTTTCTTGACAAGTCATGTAACAATTCCGCAACTTCACGTCCTAGTACAGCTGGAGTCATGTTCTTCTGGCCACGACCTATTGATAATCTAACGGTCTGGAACACCGCTATAATTTGCTGTACAAGGATCTCACGTTGTATATCCTCTTTTGTTGGGAATCTATTTGAACGCATAGTAATATCAACCACACCTCGATCAGGTAATACTAGGTTTAGAGGTTTGATTACTTCGCAAAAGACCTGCAATAAAGGTTCTGCTACATTAACATTACCCTGTTCTTTATGAATAATATCTTGTATGGCTCGAGGATATGTTGATAGTTCATCCTTCTGCACTTTCTTCATTGGGAAACACTTCTTAATTAACTTAATTATCCCATTGAAATCAGCTATCGCTTTCCCGAAGGTACTCCAGTTACCGTCATGAGCTAGCATTCTGGCGACCTGTTCAATATCCATTGAACCAGAGTTTGCGGACATATGATGCGTGTAATAACCGGGAGCATTTTCCTGAACCAGTATGTCAGTGAATACAACCGGACCCAGAATATCCAAAGCAGGGGACTTCTCTTTTAATTTAGAGTATGAACTAGTCGAGATACCTAGAAAACCATTATCCACAGCGTTTAATTCAAGATTCTGTGGGCCTGATAAATCTAGATTTTGGTTAGAATCTTCGTTCGTGTTTGTAGTAGTCATTGTTGATCCTTTGTTTATTTGTTTGTCTATTTATGTAATTTCTTAATGATATTAGACATATCGGAGCTAGACGAGTGTCGTTTAGAGGCTTCAAGTTTGGGAGTAGATTCTACATCGATCTTGATCGTTCTGTCACTCTCATCTGAATTTAGTGTTGATGAAGGTATCGATATTATCGGTGTCATGATCGGCAATGTAGCAGTTTGCCAATCACGATTTCCTGCTCTATCAGAAATCTTGATAATACGTTGACCTTTGAAACCATTTAGGTAATCATCTCTATATTCAAAAGAAATGGTTGTGATACCTGCCGCTAAATTATTCGCCAACGACTCGTAAGCTTCTTCCTCTAATTCACCAGGATTGAGTGTAATAATTAAAACCTTTCCACGTTGCTGAGCGATGTATTGCAAAGACGTTAGATCTGTGTAGAGACCCATATTGATACCACCTTTACCCGTGTTGGCTTTGGTATTGTTGATATAGACGAAGTATCTAAAGGAGTCCACTTCCATGACCATCGGACCATCATCATCCATCAACCAGGTTCTGATTTTGTCCAGAAGAACATTAGGATCGGTGATCATAATTTCACCTGGATCTACGGTTTCGACAAAGTTCAGTAGAGTAATAGATTCACCTAACTGAGAAGCGATGTCCTTACCCAATGTAGATTTCCCTGAGCCAGTCAGACCAAGAACTACCAATAGATCACTTTCTAACGATAACGTTCTATCTCCGAGAGTGATTTTGGCAGAACCCGTTCTGTCTTTCACCGGGACAATACTGGACTCTTCTATACTGCTAAATTTGGAATCCCGAGGGGAATTGAATCCGCCCATACTTATACTAATCATGATAAACCTCTAGTTAATTGTTTGTAATCTATCCATTTAGTGCCTAAACAGGAGAGATCTACGTTCGAATTTAAATGCTGAATCGACTTATCGATTATCTCAGCGTCAACACTCCAAGAGAATGTGTTGAGAACTTCGTCTGAAATTTCATCTGGACTAAATTTGTACCAAATTTTACTGTTGTCCAAAAGAACTTCAGACTCAGCAGCGCTCAGACCGTTTCCATTTACTGGGAACTTTTCAGCGTGGTCAGCTGCATTGATGAACGGGTCAGGGTACTCAAAATGCTTGTACCAAATCTCTTTGGTCAGATCAATCACATCATTGATAATTGGACCGGCCGCACGATAGTGATCCGTAGCGGATTTCATTCCAGCTCCCCAAAACTTCCTCATAGGCGAATAAATACCACGTTCAGGACAAAGTCTATTCACCAGAAAAGTTACAGGATTGGGCGCAGGTCTCTTCAAAACCCCGGCTTCATCCTTATATACAACCATTCCAAGGAAAGAAATCCCATCTTCTACATCTACCGACACATAATTACTAGGTTGTTCCTTGGCTAGTAATTTTCTTATTGCGATATCTGCGGACTCTGATTTGCATCCAAATATACCATCATCTCCCATATCTTGGAGTCCCCAAATCGGATGTCTACCTTTCAGGAAATCATCAGTGACCTTAAGGTACGCTTCTCTACTAATATCAGTCCGTGGATAAAGAGGTAAAGCTTCGTCCATCATTGTGATATATACAAAGGTCATCCAGAACTTACCTAAATCAGGATTGTCCGCTCGACCAGAGGCCAAACCTACGTGGATGTCCCAGGTGCTCGGATCAGCGGGATCACCCATGAAGAAATTTTCCATCCCAGGAGCTATTGCGGGTGCATAATACGGGGCACCATTAACAAGACTCACTAATTTGGCGAAGCGAGGATCCATCACGCTTTCTGTTCTGTTCGCATAACGTTCTAAGAAATAGTGAGGAACCGTTTGGTCCATCAGTGTAACATCTACTCCCACAACTGTTACAAATTGTTTTAAAGCAGTTAACAGTTGATCTGGTCCGGTGTGGTGCCAAGTAAACTCATACTCCTTGAAGTAGTGAGATCTTCTACAGGAGAAGAAGAAACTCATCAAATAATTGATCGCAGCACAAAGACCAAATACGGTTCTGATTCTCATAGCCTCAGCGTCCACTACCCCCACGTTGGAATGAAGCCAACCCGTTTTATCAGCGGTGATCTCATCCCCATCTTTATTCTGGACTTTTCTTTTCTTACCTCTCTTATCAGGTTGTGATCTCGTCGACAATCTATAACACATGACGATATACCACTTATCACGAAGGTCCTCCCATTTGCCCTTCGCAACACAATCTAGGATCTCATCCATATCTCGAAGAATAGCGTGGGCTAATGACATTTTAAATTCATAGGACTCTTCTCCTTGTGCGAAAATGGGAAAGGTAGTCGATGAAATCTTTGCGATTCTGTACGAAGCTGGATTATAAGTTCCGAACATTAAATCGAACAGAGCGTCAAATATTCGCTTATGATGTTCATTCTCGAAATCAGTGTTCAGATCCATTGATTCTCTACGAGGGGTGTTGTCGGCTGGAGGAATATGTAAAGGAAACATGGGCACACCAGTAGTGGCAGCCAGAGCATCAAACGTTGAAACAATGGGTTCACCTCGAGCGAAACCATTTTGATCTATATTCGGTTGCCAATTCTTATTACCCTCTAGATTCAACTCATTCTTAAAATTGATATAGTTGGTATCCGTAGAAAAGATGCCTCTGTTGTTACCTCTCTTAAAATCATCTTTAGAAGCGGTAACCACTTGACCTGATGCAAACCAAGCTCTTTCCATCTCCCTTTTCTGAATAGAACGTCCTGACTTGGGGTCAGTAACATCGGCAAAGTAGAAATCTAGAGGGGCAGATAATTGATCAAACGAACGGATTCTATTATTGTTCTGTTCTTTAAGATTTGTCATCATTCTTCCTCTACAATCATTTCTTCGTCATCATCCTCGACTTCGACATCTTCACTGGAGTCGGGGTCTTCTCGACCTTCAAGTTGAGAAACCAATTTGTCCAGAGTGGGTTCTTCTGGATCGGTTCCCTCACTCTCAAATTTTCTAAAATGAAGTTCAACTTGTTCCATCAGGTTCGCGGAATCAACCGGAGGCACATCTGCGAGTACCTGGTGTAAAGCAAGTAGACCGTCGTATTCAAACCCTTCCAGGAGTCGAATATCTATTGGTACAATATCCGAAACATCACGTATACGTTGAACCTGAAGTGGCGTCATTTCGCACACTGCGGGTTTCTTTAACATGAGAAGGTCCATATAATATTGCCCCTCTTCGTTAGCTGTTCCTTGATTCATTTTCTTTACTTTGAATGGAAAACCATCTGGTAGAACCGCGTTCATACCAATAACTAATATTAAATTTTCAGCAATCATGAAATTTCCTTTACTTTCGTTTGTTCTAAATTAAGGGCAACCTGAAAGAATTGGCCTGTGGATAATGGTTGAATCTTCATATCTGTCACGTTAATCATGGTGAAAGCGAGTTCTTCTACATGCCGAAGTCGCTCGTCCTTTAACCATTGTCTGACGAACACATCGATTGCTATTTCATCGTTGGGCAAATAACCGTTTATTCTAAGTAACAGAGTGTCCTGAAGATAAGGCCAGCCATCACCGAAAAGGGTGTAACTATCACTAGTCCAAGGAATCAACTTGATTCTATATCCACCTTCACTGGGATAAGTTGATAAAGTACCAACTATACCATTCTCCACGATTATTACCGTGCTAAGTTCGAATGGTTCGTCCATGAAGTGTGTGACTAGGTTATCATCATCATATAGTGCGAGTACTTTGGATCCATGTTCGACTGATCCAATATACGCTACCGCCCTATTGTTCTTGACCTCTATCTTGTCAGATATGGCACTAGTGTTTCCAAAGATAGATAGATTATCTATGATTAGTATATCATCAGTGATTAATGCTATGGTCATTCGTCAAAATCCTCATCATCAAAAGTGTTACATATAGAACACAACACAGCCTCAGGAATATCATCTTCATCATCATAATCCAAATCTGTACGATAAGTTACGACTTCTTCCACACCGTTGACTTTGATCTTAAGTGGTGGATCAAACTCTTGGTGATCAAGACATTCAGCTACTGTGAACTCCGTGGTTCTGTTACATTCATAACATTTTACCTTTTCAATCTTCATACAAGATTACTCCAATTAATAGTTAAAGAAGGGTAATTCAAGTCGTTGTCTTCCACCAGAAGACTCTGACCGCCAGAATAATTATTGTCATAAGGTCCATGACCCTACTACGCCTTGTAGTTAGCAACTACAATATTCTATAACTCCTCTATCCACGGCTGGATAGTGTGGGATCTTCGAACACCGCACCCAGCGGCAACCTATCGAATATGTCGAACCATTCCTG